CGCCTCGATCGGCCCGGCGCAGCTCACTCCTCGAGCTCCTCCGACTCCTCGACGCCGGCGACAGTCGGCTCCTCGGCCGGGCCCGGGTCGACCTCGCCGTCCGCCGGCGCCGGCTCCGTGATCCGGAGCTCGTGACCGACTTCGTCGCGCTCGCGTGCCGCGGCCGTCTCGACGAGCTGCAGGCGCTCCTCGTCGAAGCTGCTCGAGGCATGCCGGCCGGTGCTGTCGGCATACTCGAGCTCGAAGCGCTGCGGGCCCGTCGCGAACTCATAGCGCGCGGTGATGATGCCCTCGATGCGCGTGATGCGATCGCGCGCCTTGTCGCCTATCTGAAACTTCGCCACGGTGTGACCTCCTGGTTTTGGTTTGTGCATCGGATGATCGTGCTGCCCGTAGTAGCCGCCGCGGCGCAGGCCGCCGACGAGCTCGCCCTCCGGCGTGTCGTGATACTCGATGATCGCGTCGTAGTCGGGGAACTTCCGCTCGTCCGTCATCGGCCGACATCGCCGACCTTGCGCGCCGGAACGCCGGCCCATTGCTCGAACGCCGGCACGTCCTTCGTGACGACGGCGCCGGCGGCGACGACCGCATTCTCGCCGATCGTGATGCCTGGCAAGACGACCGCGTTGACGTACAGGACCGCGTTGCGCTTGACGTGCACGAACGACCTGAGCTCGAGGCCCGCGGGTCGATCGCGCTGCAGCCGTGTCCTCGGCCTGGCGTATTGCTGCCGGTGACGACGCGGCAGCCGGACGCGAACGCGGTGCCGTCCTCGGCGATCAGGATGCCGCCGCCGATGCCGAGATGCGCGAAGCTGGCGACGTGCACGAACTCGCCGATGCAGGTGCCGAGGCCGCATTCGATCTTGACCAGGCTGTCGATCCGCGCGCTGTGCATGACGTGCAGATTCTGGTCGTTGAGGATGATGTAAGGCGCGAAGATCTGCAGGCCCTGGCGCCTGGCGATCGCCAGCGTCGGCAGCTCGCGCTCGAGCTCGGCGAGTCGGTCGTTGATGCGCTGCGGGATTGTCATCGGATCGCCTCGAGTAGCTGTTCGCAGACGTAGTCGACGTCGGCCTCCTCGAGGCCGGCGTGCAGCGGCAGGCAAAGGCCGCGGCGGTAGAGGTCGGCGCTGACCGGATAGCAGTCCTCCGTCTCGCCGGTGTAGTGCGCGGAGTCGAACGGCAGCGGCATGAAAAACGGCCGCGTTTCGATGCCGGCATCGTCGAGTTTGCGCGCGGCCTCCTCGCGCAGGCTGATCTCATTCGGAGCTCGGCGGTGTATCGGCAGCAGCACCGGCATCAGCCAGTCGACCGGGTCGACGTGCAGCCCCGGGATCTCGCGCACCTGCAGCTCGAGGAGCTCGAGCGCGTGCGGCTCGAGGAGCTCGCGATAGCGCTGTGCCAGGCGCCGGCGTGCCTGCTGGTGCTGCTGGTGCGTCTCGAGCTGGCCGCAGAGCACGGCGGCCTGCAGGTCCGTGAGGCGGTAGTTGTAGCCGATGACGTCGTGATGGTAGAGGCCCGGCGTGCGCGCGCCCTGGCCGCGGTACAGCTCGGCGAGCTCGGCGATGCGTTCGCTGTTCGTGAGCACGGCGCCGCCCTCGCCGGCGGTGAGGATCTTGTTGCCGTAGAAGCTGAGGATGCCGACGTCGCCGAGGCTGCCGCAGCGGCCGGCGTTGAGCACGTTGCCGCGGACGTCGATCGTGCCGCCGGCGCCGATCGCCTGCGCGGCGTCCTCGAGTATCCATAGGTCCTCGAGGCCCGGCTCCGCCTGCAGCCGGCCGATGTCGCACGGCATGCCGTACAGGTGCACCGGCAGGACGCCGGCGACGTGTCGGCCGGACTCGCGCACCTGGCGAGCTCGAGCTGCAGCGCTCGACGGGTTGATTGTCCACGTGTCGGCGTAGACGTCGCAGAACTCCGGCACGCCGCCGCAGTAGCGCACCGCGTTCGCGGTCGCGACGTAGGTGAGCGCCGGCACGATGACGACATCGCCGGCACGGAGCTCGAGGCCGAGCAGCGCCAGGTGGAGCGCCGAGGTTCCGCTCGAGCACGCGACCGCGTAGGTCGTGCCGATGAGTGCCTCGAGGAGCTGCTCGGCTCGAGCGACGTAACTACCGTGCGTGATCCATCCGCGCTCGAGCGCGTCGTTGACGTAGGCGAGCTCGTTGCCGAGGAAAGCCGGCGAGCCGCAGGAGATGCGTCGCCGCTGATCGTCGCTCAACTCGTGTCCTCCTGCCTCACTACTGTTTGCTGCTGCTGGTCAGTCGCCGACTATAAACCGACTCGGCTCAAAGAGTACACCGTCAAAGCCGCCGGATACGTTGGCGCCATTCGCGCCGACTGTCGCGCGGACCTTGAGATCGGTTTTCTCGCCGAAGGTCAGCGGCACGTCGAAGTCGACGGAGGCGAAAGTCGTGCCGGTGCTGTTCGCGTCGATCGGATGTTTCACCTGCCAGCACTGACCGAACGGCCGCGCCTCGAGCTCGAACATCGCCTCCGTTGCGACCTGGCGGCCGATCGCGCCATAGAATCGCGTGATCATCAGCGAGCAGTCGGCCTGCACGGTGTAGATCGCCTGCTCGGTCTGACCTCTGCCGGCACCGATCTGTATCACGACATCGCCGGAGCTCGTCTGCGTCGCGGTGATGATGCCGACGTTCCGATCGAGGACTGACGTGCTGCCCGGCACCAGGCAGATACCGCGCGGAGCTCGCAGGAATAGCTTCGTCGTGATCACCGGCGTCGTGCCGGTCAGCGCGACGACCTCGGAGATCGGTGCGTAGTCCTCGTCGAGTCCGAAAACCTCGAGCGTCGCGCAGCCGGTGCCGCCGGCGGCATCCTGGTCGCTGGTCGAGGCGACGCTGAGCGTCTCCGCCGCGGCGGAGAACGGATAGTCGAGGCCGCCCTGCCAGACGTCCTCCGGCACGGCCATCTCGATTGACGGATTCCGGCCGAACTTTTGCAGCAGATCGAAGCCCGGCGCCAGGCCCATGCCGGCCCGGATGAGGAACGGCGTCCAGCGATAGACGCGCTCGGCTGCTGCTCCTGTGATCGTCATACGGCCCCCCTGCTGGTGACGCAGCCGATGCTCCGGCGACGGCGAGTTTGCAGATCCAGACGATGCTGGTGTGTCAGAACATTACGATCTCGTGATGCGGTCCGTTCTCATCGGTTTCGCGGTTGATGTTGATCGCCTTCGGCTGTTGCGGATCGAACCGCGACGGCAGCGTGTAGCGATCGTCGGCCGTCACGTCGAACACGCCGGCGAGCTCGGCCTGCACGGTTGAAACCTGCTCGCGACCGTCGCGATCGCGTGCGAGCCGATGGCCCCGCGTGCACTTGCAGGGAATCGGCACCGCTGCCCCGTAGGTGATCGTGCCCTCGCCGTCGATCGCGGCGACCGGCTCGACGAGGACCTCGTCGGGGAACATATCGGCGAGCGCTGCGATGATCGGGTCCGGCATCTACTTCGCCTCCGGGTTGACCGTCCAGACGTCGGCCGCGGCTGACGGGTAGTAGCGCACGTCGCCGGCGCTGCCGGTGACGCGGACGCGCGCGGTGTACGGCGCGCGGATGTCGGCGATGTCGATGCCGCTCGGCGTGAAACGTACGGCGCCGACCTCGCCACTCGTGACGACGAACGTGCCGGCGAACGCGACCTGCTGCTGCAGCTTGTCGAATAGGCGGAGGCTGACGTCGGCCGCCGTCGAGATGTCGGCCGGAGCTCCGTCCTCGAGGCAGACGAAGTCGAGCGGGCCCGTCCATCCGCTGACGACATTGAGGCCGGCATCGCCGCCGAGCGTGAGCTCCGGAGTCAGGCCCATCAGAGCACGGCGAACGTGATGCGCGAGCTGCCCTGCAGAGCCTCGGCGCCCTTCTCGCGGAGCTCGTCGATCAGCCGCTGATATGCGTTGTCCGGCGAGTCAGAGAACTCGAGCATCAGCGTGCCGACGCGCTTCCGGATCGCACCGCCGCCGAGGCCTTGAATGACCTCGGCGCAACGGGCCGCCGCGAGGTAGCGGTTGCGCTCCTCGACGACGACCGCGTTGATCTCCTCGTCCTGCAGGGAAAACGGCGCCGAGCGATCGCCGACCAGAAACCGGACCCAATCTTTATCCGTCGACAGGTCCGGCGCGTAGGTCGTCGACATCGGCGTCTACTCCACGCCGAGCGCGTCGAGGCGTTCGTCGACGGCGGTGAGGACGGTGCTGCGCGCCTTCGATTTGCGCGCCTGCTCGTCATCGCCGATCTGCGTGATCGCGGCGACGTTGTCGAGCTCCGCGATCTTCTCGATCAGGCCGTCGGCGGTGTACTCCTCGACGTCGACCGGATCGAAGGCCTCCGGCTCCGGAGCTGCTGCCGGCTCCGTCGGTGCCGGCTCGACAGGTGCACCGTCGCCCGCGGCCGGCGGTGACGTCACCGTTGCAGTCGCTTCGTCGACGACGACAGGTGCCGGCGCCGGCGTCGCGTCGAGCTCGGCAGCCTCGGCCGTCGCCGCGGCGGCCATCGCGGCATCAGCTTCGGCACGCGCCTGCACGGAGGCGAGGAGCTCGAACCGTTCCGCGAAGTTTGCGGCCTGGTTCTCGTTGAGCTCGACGACGCTGCCGGCCTCGAGGCACGTGACGGAGCCGTCGGTCTGGCGCTGATGGTGTTTGTATCCGGGTTTCAGTACGTACTTCTGCAGCTTGCTCACGTGCGCCTCCGTTGGTTTCGAATTGTGTCGACCGTCTGGCCGGCTTCGTTCATGACGTAAACGACCTGATGGCCGTCGAGCACGAGCTCCTTCGGTGTATCGCTGTCAGGGTTGAGAGTAATCACCGTCCGAGCTCCGATGCCTCTGTCGTCGTTGGCGCCGGCCTTCTGCACCTGGTAGTCCTCCGCCTGGTGCATGCTGTGTTCCTTCTGGCCGGCGCGTATCCACTCGAGCCGCAACGTGAACATCTCTATCTGACTCCTGCCTGCTGTTTGCTGACTGCTATAGCTCGAGGAGCCGGCGCCGTGTTCGGGTCGCCGGCTCCTCGTTTCTGCTTCCGCCCCCCCGTTGCCAGGGTCGAGCGATTAGCTCATATGGAACACGCCGGAGCGACCCTGCGCATCGGACTTCACCAGCGGCACGTTGATCGTGAACGCCTTGAAGTTGATGCGGAAGCCGCCGTTGATGTCCCACTGCACCGTCTGCAGCGGCTCGCCTTCGATCATCTCGGCGACGTCGCGCGTGCCCTGCACGAGGACGACGTTCGCGGACGGCATCTGATCGACGATGCGGATCGCGCTGAGCTGATCGACTTCCATCAGCCGCTGCATGATCGTCTTGTCGCTGTTCGCCTTGAAGTCCTCCTGCAACTTCGTCGAGGCGTCGGCGCCGACGTACAGCCAGAACGGGCCGAAATACCGATCGCCCTCGAGGCCGGTGATCATGGTGAGCAAGTCCGTCAGGATCTGCTCGCCGGTTTTCGCGCCTGTCCAGGCGCCGCCGGTGCCGAAGCCGGCCGTGTTCCGATCCGGATGCGTACGGTATCCGAAGATCGTCAGGCCGCCGAACGGCTTCGCCTCGCCGTTGAGCAGCATCGACTCCGTTTTCTCGGCGACGAGCCTGCCCGCGGTGCGGACCTGCGTCGTGTCGAGGGATTCGCCGCGATCGCGCGACGCGATGAGCGTGCGCAAGTTGAGGCTGAAATCCTTGTGCGTGATCGGCAGCGGAAGCTGCGACAGGATGAACTCCTGCCGGTCATCTTCGGTCCGGACGTTGCCGTCGAGGCTGACCTCGGCGGGGAACATATCCGTCACGCGCTCCCACTCGCGGACAGTCTTGCCGAGGCCGTTCGGGATCGTCGAGACGAGGCCGGCGTTCATGAGGTCGGCGACCGCGCGGAGGCGGATGACGCCCTCCTCGACGAGCGCCTCGTCGAACGACTTCCATTCGTCTTTCCGAAGCGTGTCGGCCGTCCGCAACGCGGCCGGCGCGATCGTCCCATGCTCTGCCAGATACTGCAGGAAGCGCTGCCCTGCCCACGTGCCAGTGCTGCCCGTGAAAAAAGCGTTGCCACCGTCTACGGCGGCGCCCATCGCTCGTGTCATCGTCGTCTCCTTTTCGGTCCGGGTCAGCCCCTGCCGCGGACGTGTGTTGTGCTAGATAACCTCGAGCCGGATGCGCGTATCGCCCGGGTTCGTGGCGTTGACGGACTCGACTGCTCGCACCAGCGGTTCCGCACCGGCGAGGTCCTCGAACGTGCCGTCGCCGGCGCCCTCGAGCAAACCGTCGGCGGTGATGTTCTGGCCGGATGCGATGAAACCGTAGAAGCGCATGCCGGCGCTAAAGGCGCCGACCTTTACCGTGTCGCCGACCGCGTAGTCCGGCGACTCCCCCGCCACGATGTTCGTGTCGAGACTCGCGGCGCCGGCGGTGCCGTCGATGCCGCGGCCGAGCTCGTCACGCTCGAGCGCGACGCGCATCGGCGCCTTGAGCGCGTCAACCGTCGACTTGACGATCGTCGCCTGCCCCATGACCAGATAGCCAGGCGTGATGATCTCACCGGCGACGCCTTCCTCGGTGACGAACGGGTTGCCGAGCAGTGTGATAACTCGTCGTGCCATTTTTCGATTCTCCTCGTTGTCTGTCGGTCGGTTCTACCCGATCGCCTCGTCAGTTGTTGGTGCGTTACTTGCTGGCAGCCGCGGCGACCGCGACGCGCAGCGACGGCGCCGGGTCGATGCTGTTGTCCTCGCCCTTTGCCTGCGATGCGCGCGGCGGACCGAATCCGAAGTCGACCGGCGTGACATCGCCGACCGGCTTGCCGATGTTGCAGAGGCGCTGCACCTTCTGCAGCTCCTCGATGTTCATCGCGCCGAGCTCCTCGGCGGTGTGCACGTCCTGCGCGGTCGTCAACTCCTCGACGAGCAGCGTGCGCGCGGCGGCCTCGCGCGTGAGCTCGCGCTGCAGCGGCGCCCGGATCTCCGGAGGCGCGGCGGCGAGCCACTCCGCGGCGGTCATCGGTTCGTCCGGCTTCGGCTCCGCCGGTGCGACAGGCGCGGCCGGATCGGCCGGCGTCGCCGGCACGGCAGGCACGGCAGGCGCGGCAGGCGCGGCAGCGGCAGGCGCGACCGGATCGGCAGGTGCGGCCGCCTGCGGCTCGACCGGCGTCTCCGGTTCCTTGACGGCGCTCTCCTCGAGCGCGGTCAGGGTCGCGTCGGACATCGCGACGAGGCCGGCCTCATCGGCGGCGGTGAAAGTTGTTCGTTCGTTCGCGATCAGGGCCGCGATGCGCTGTGCCTTGTCCATGTTGGTTTCCTCGTTGGGTTGGCTGCCGCACTGGCAGACGGCGGGGTCATCGCAGCCGCAGGCCGCGGCGGCAGTCACAGGCTCGAATGTCGTTGTCGGAATGACCTCGACGGAGTCGCCGAACGTAACGTCGCCGGCGTCGTTGATCTCGAACGACCGCTCGAGCCAGGCGAACTCGCCCTCCGGCTCGACGGCGTAGACGACGAGCTGCTCGGCAGGGAACACGGCCTCGATGAACAGGAACGCCGGCTCCGTCGAAAACAATGCGGTGCTCAGCGCCTGGCGGAGGTCGTTGTCGGACATATCCCCCTGCGCGTCACGCAGCAGGAATCGGCCGAGGCCGCGGAAGCGTTCGGCCAGTGTCGCGAATTTACCGGGGCCGCCCTCCGCGTCGTTGAGGCCTGTCACTCGGCCCTCCTCGTTGACTCCGGTCGGCATCAGTATTCCATCGGCGCTCAGCACGTGCAATAGGCCGGCGCCTGCAGATGCTGCTCGAGGAGCTCCGCATCCCATCTCGACGGAGCACGCGCCGGCGATGCCGGCCGGCAGCATCGCCAGGTGATCGGGCCCGATCTCGCGCCAGACTGCGGCGTATCGCTTGCCGTCGTGCACGCCGCTTTTCCGCTCGGCTGCGACGAAGGCGCCGACGCTGACCTCGACGAGCTCGCCGGCGTTGATGCGGTCGACGAGCTCCTGCGCGCGGCCGCCCATCGCGGCGATCCGCGGCAGGTCGAGCCACGCCTCCGTTTTGAGTCGGAGGTCCTCGAGCTTCGTGTTGAACAGGCGGCCGACCATGAATGTTTCGAGGACTCGCGGGTCGTTCGCGCTGACGCGGACGCCGCCGATGTCCGGATGATCGAAGCACACCGGCTCGCCGTTCCATGCGCCGACCGTCGGTTTGAGCTCCTCGGCGAGCACGAGCTCCGGCGTGTCGGCGTTGACCGGATGAATGACGCCCTCGACGAGCGCGACGACCGGAACGATCAGATGCTCGCGGTCCTCGAATGCCGCCGTGCGGAGCGCGCCGGCTTCCTGCTGCAGCCGGAACACGCGGTGCACGCGGCCGCCTCCGTCGTTGTCGATGTCAGGTTTGCCGAATCGGACCGTCATGCGGTGCCCCCTTTTGAAAACTCGGCGATGTCGTCGAGCGGGATTGTCGGATCGAGGACGAGATACTGATCGAGGCCGAGCACGAAGGCATAGGCCGAGGCGAGCATCTCAGGGTTGCCTGGCATATCGCCGACCTGGTCGGCGACGCCGGTGTCGGTTGCGATCTGTCGGAGCTCGTTGATTCTGTCGGCGAGGTTTGCCATTAGCCGCCGCCCGTTGTGATCATGTTTTTCTCGAACCAGCGCGCGAGCTCCGGGTAGTCATCTCGGAACTGCTGCGCCGTGTAGTTGGTGACGCCGCCCGGGCCCGTGTCGCCGTGCAAGTATAAGCGCATCGTTTCCGCGAGGCCCTCGACGTCCTTCGTTGTCGCATAGGCGAACCGCTCGTCGGGTACCGCACCGGGCCCTGGTTTGACGAGGCGCCGGCCGCCCTGCTCGACGATCTCGACGTTGCCGCGATAGTACGCGCGCCAGATCTGCTCCTGCATGTTGTCGGCCCGCCAGACGTTCGTGATGCCGGACGGGTTGAGCGCGATGCTGGTGCCCTGCTGAAAATCCATCGCGTGCGCGAGCTCGTGCGACAGCGTGCTCGCGAACTCGTCGACCGTCGCCAGGCGCCACTGCTCCGGCAGCGGCTTCGCCTTGCGCCACTCCGCCAGCAGCCGCGCTTTGTCGTCGGCGTCGATCGTGCCGCGGATCTGTTGCGCGATCAGGCGTTTCGCCTCGGCGGCGTATTCCTTCGCCCACTCTCGAGCGGCTTCGTTCCGGCGGCTCATATGAATCATCAGCTTCGACAGCCGCGGCGCGTCAGTCGGTAGCGTGCCGACCGCCTCCATGAAGCCGAACCGCGTGATGCGCTGCGTGCTCGCCGTCGCCACCTGAAACTGCACGCGCGCTATGTTGCGCAGCGCGTCGATTGCTCGAGCTCGCAGCGCTGGCGGCATCGACTCGAGCGATCGCTGCAGGCCCTGCTCGACGAGCTCGCGCCGCGCCTTGTTGCGAGGTATCGGCACGCGCCCCGGCAGGTCCTGCCAAACCAGGCGCGCCGGCGTCGGTGTGCCCGGCACCGTCGGCACCGGCGGAGGCGGAGGCGGCACCGGAGCTCCGGACGGCAGAGACGGCACGAACGGCACGCCGGCGGCGTCGACTGCCGGCGGCAGCAATGGCCGCGCCCTGGTCGCGGCCTCGCCGGTGATCAGGCCCGTCGCGCATCTGCATTGCGGGTGAGCCGTCGGCCCCATGACGCGACCGAACCGGCCGGCGTCGAACGCCTCGTCGAGGCCGCGAGCCTGGCCGGCCATCCGCCGGCAGATCGGACAGAGGCGATCATCCGGCGTGACAATCCACTGCCGTTTTTCCGTGCCGGTGAGCAGCCCGTCCTCGCGCGCCTGCAGCCAGACCTGGCGCTGCCCCTCGTTGGAGCTGGTGATCGTCTCCGTCCTCGAGATGTTGAGCGCTCGGCCGCGGTGCAGGCGCTCCGTGTATCTCGAGGCGGCGCGGCTGATCTGCGAGCTCGAGAAGCCGCCGGCCGGCACGGAGATCTCGATGCCGGCGCGCTTGATCGTGCCGCGCACGCGGTTCGTCATCTCCTCGCGCAGGTTCCGCACCGCGCGGAGCTGGCGAGTCGTCAGGCCGACCTGCGAGCGGACGCGCCGCGCGAGCAGCCGCGGATTGATGCCGCGGATGTTCCGGAACTCGCCGGCGGCGCCGTCGACGAATCCCTCCTCGAACGCATCGGCGACCATGCGCTGTATTGCCTGGCGCGTGCGCCGGTCGATCTCGACGATCTGCCGGCCAGAGTAGCCGGCCGCCCAATTGATCGCGCGCGGATTCGTCGCGAAAAATCCGAGCTCGAACAGGTCCGGGCCCTGCGCCGTCTGCAGCTCGAGCTCGAACTCCGGCACCGGCACGAGCTCCGCCGGGTCCGGCGGCACGTCCTGCTCGATCGGGCCCTCGCGGAACAGGCTGCCGCGCGCCTGCGCCGAGGCGATCGTCGCGTCGCCGCCGGCTTTCATCGTCTCGACGATCAGCGGCGGCAGGTCCTCGAGCAGGATCTCGCGCGTGCGGTCGGCGCCGCCGAGCAGCAGCGTCCGGACCTGAAACGCGGAGCCGGCAGCGAACGCCTCCTCGAGCTCGAGCAGACTGATCGAGCGGATGCCGGCAGCGAAGGCGCGGTTATAGAGGCGTTGAAACTTCGGCAGCTTCGAATCGCCGGCGCGGTGTATCGCCTGCCATTCCGGCTCGAGCTCCGTGCCGGGATCAGCGCCGGCGTCGGCCTGCAGGATGCGGTCGATTACCGCATCGACCTCGGCGGCCGACGGCTCGACCGCTAGGCCGCGCGGTTCCGTCGTCCGACACTCCGCTGCCATGCTCGAGCGACGAGCTGCAGGAGCCGGCCGGCTGACACCTGCGTCGTGTCCTCGAGGACGGAGGCCTCGGCTGCGGTGACGGCGTCATCGAGGTCCTCGTCGTCACCAGGCCCGGCGAGCGATGCGTCGCCCTCGTCGGCCAGGCTGTCGATCAGCCCGTCGACGTCGGCGCTCGGCGCCAGGCCGACGCGCTCGCGGATCTCGTCGTTCGTGATGACGGTGTCTCCGGACTGCTGATTGATGCGCGCATAGTCGAGCGCGGTGCGCGCCTTTTCGGTTTCGTCGAGCGTGTCGAGCTCCGGCCAGGCGACGGCGTAGCCGTCCTTCGCCTTCGGTGCATCGGAGCTCGGCGCCGGCAGCGCGCGGTGCTCGACCATGCGGTCGACGAACTGCCGGATCACGATAGGCTCCGCGAACTCCGCACGGCGATCGCTGACGCGGTCGTCGAAGTTTGTTTTGTCCTGGCTGCTGGCGAGCTCGCCGCGCTCGCTGCCCATGAGGATTCTTTTCGGGTAGCCGGTCGAGGCGCTCAGGATGTCGAACATCGCGTCGACGTTCGGGCCGAAGTCAGTCGGGTCTGCGCCGAGCGCCTTGAAGTCGACGCCGCGCTGCCC